AATTTTAAGTGGCGAAAGTCCTAACAGTAATATGTTTATTTTCATCTGTAAGCTTGATGATTATGAAGAAATTGATAATCCAGATGTTTGGGAAAAAGCTAATCCAATGTTTAGTAATCCTAGAAGTGAATATGCAGATAATCTTTTTGATGTTATTTTTGACGAATACAGAGATCTAGAAGATGAACCAGAGGGACGTGAAGAGTTCATAACTAAACGTATGAATCTTCCTGAAACTGATTTAACTAAAAGTGTTGCTACTGATGAAGAAATTTTCGCAACTAATAGACCTATGCCAAATGTTAAGCATAGAACGTGCATAGGGGGACTAGATTTTGGTTCTATCCGAGATTTCACTGCTGTAGGATGTTTATTTAAAATTGATGGTGATTATGTTTGGAAAACTCACTCATTTGCAAGAAAAGAGTATCTTGACAAAGCTAAATTGAAACCACCTATAAGGGAATGGGAAAAACAAGGACTTTTAACGGTTGTTGATGAACCATCAATAAATCCTGAACATGTTGTAAATTGGTTTGTAGAAATGAGAAAAGAGCATGGGTTAGAGACTATAGTTGCTGATAATTATAAACTAGATTTACTACGACCGCTTTTGGAAAAACAAGGCTTTGAGGTTGTATGCATTAGAAATCCTAAGGCTATTCATCCTCTACTAATTCCTAGAATAGAGAGTGCTTTTGCTAACCGTCAAATTATTTGGGGCGATAATCCTTTAATGAGATGGTACACGTTTAATGTTTATGTAAATATAAAAAAAGATGGAAATAAGGTATATGAGAAAAAGGATGAACACAGAAGAAAAACAGATGGATTCCAAGCATTTGTACATGCTATGTATAAGGCTGGAGAGTTGCTTAATGATGAAGTTGATTTCTTCTTAAATAATTTAGAATTTTAAAAAAGAGGTGAGATTTTGGGATTTTTTGGCAAAAAAAAAGAAATCGACATACTCCTAGATTTAGATTTAATAGAAAATAGTTATGAGAATGTACATATGAAGAATATGGCATTACATACAAATATAGATCTTATCGCAAGAACTATTTCACAATTAGAATTTCTTGTTGTGAAAAATGGTGAATATATAAAAGATAGGCTATATTACAAGTTGAATGTTAAACCTAATAAAAATCAGAATGCTTATGAATTTTGGAAACAATTTGTTGAAAATATATTTTATGAGAATGAGTGTTTAATTATTAAGACTGATTCTGATGATTTAGTTATTGCAGATGATTTCTACAGAGAAAGATCCGCACTATATGAAGATAAGTTTTCAAATGTACAAATTGACACATTTAGGTATGATAGAGATTTCTATAGTGAGAGTGTGTTGTATTTCCACTATAGTAACCGTAGATTACAGAACTTTGTAAATGGTATTTATAAAGATTACGGAGAACTATTTTCAAGAATTGTAGCATTCCAGAAAAGAAAATCTCAAGTAAGAGCAGTTACTAAAATTGATACTACAAAATATGATCAAAGTAAAACTCATGAGATTCAAGAATTTATTAATAGGATAACTAAGGCATTTAGAGACCAAGAGTACGCTAATGTACCTATGCAAGAGGGACTTGAATATAGTGAAGCAAATAAAAACAGCGTTAAGGCTGAATCAGTTGATGAGGTAGCAAAAGTTGTTAATAACTTTACTAATCATATTGCTAATTGTTTAGGAATACCTGTTGGTTTGCTGAATGGTAATTTAGCAGATGTAGAGAAGCAAACTGATAATTATATGAGGTTTTGTATTAATCCATTAATTAAGTTTATTATTTCCGAGTTTAACGGGAAATTTTTCACAGAAAAAGAGATATTAAATGGTGATGGATTAGAAGCAAATACAACTCCAATAATGATCTATAATATATTTAATTCTGCGAGTTCTATTGATAAGTTGATTGCTAGTGGAATGTACACTATTAATGAGCTTAGATTAAAATTAGGTGATAAATTGTCTACTGAAGAGTTGGCAAATAGACATCATATAACTAAAAACTATGAAACTTTAGGAGGAGGTGAGCAAGGTGACAAAGAAGAAAGTTGATTACTTTTTTAATTCAGTACAAACAAATGGAAAAACTGAACTAACTATTAGTGGTGCTATTGGTGAGAGTTCATATTTTTATGAAGCAACATCAGCTAAAGATGTTAGAGAAGCGTTAGAAAATGCTACTGGAGATATTCATATATATTTAAATAGTGGTGGTGGAGATGTATTTCAAGGTATTGAAATCTACAATTATTTAAAAAACATCTCAAACAATGTTACTGTTGAGGTTACAGGAACAGCTTGTAGTGCTGCTTCTATTATTGCAATGGGTGCTAATAAATTAATAATGAATACTGGAACTTCGCTTATGATTCATGAAGCCTCAACAATTGCTTGGGGAAATAAGAATGAAATCAAGAAAACATTAGGAGCGTTAGAAACAATTGACACTCTACTTGTTGATATTTATAGCGAAAAAACTAATATTGATAAGTCAGAGATAGAAAACTATATTTCAAATGAAACATGGTTTACTGCAGATGAAGCTGTAGAACTTGGTTTTGCTGATGAGAAAAAATCAGAAGTAAAAGCAGATGAAAATATGGAAAATATTTTAACGAATGATTTTATTGAGAATTTATTCAAAAATGAAACATTTGTACAGAAAGTTTCTAGTATGGTTAATAACAATGTGTTAGACAATAAAGAAGATGAAGAAACTATAAATAACAATGGTTTCTTTTTATAACGGAGGAAAATAAATGACAATTAAATTTAAAAATTTCGAAGAAAAAAAACGTTTATATGCAGATTCAGTGTTAAATAATGAATCAAAGGAAACACAAAGTAAAGCATTTGATGATATGATGTCAACAATGGTTGATGAAATCAGAGATGATATTTTATCAAATGTGAATACTAATAATATGGACAATGTTATTTTAAGTAATAGAGGACAACAAGTTTTAACATCTGAAGAATTGAAATTCTTTAACACTGTAATTGAGCAAGGTGGATTTAAAGAACATGATACTTTGCCAAAAACAACTCAAGAGCGTGTATTTGATGATTTAGTAAAAGAACATCCACTATTAGCAAAATTAGGGTTACAAAACTATGGAGCTATTACAGAATTTATTTATGGTAATCCAGAAGGTGCTGCAGTTTGGGGAGAACTATTTGGAGGAATTCAAGGTAGTTTAAATGCTAACTTTAGAAAAGAAAAAATCGGTCAATACAAACTTACAGCATTCTTTGCAGTATCTAACGATATGTTATCATTAGGGCCTGTTTGGGTTGAGAAATATGTAAGAACTTTCTTAGTAGAAGCATTAAAAGTAGCTTTAGAAAAAGCGTTTATTTTAGGTGATGGGAAAAGTCAACCTATTGGATTAAACCGTGATTTATTAGCTGCAGTTACTCAAGGACAATATGCTGAAAAAGCTGCAGCAGGTACTTTAACATTTAAAGATACTAAGACTATTATTGCTGAAATTGCAGGAGTTCATAAAAATCTTGCAAAATATAAACGATTGAAAAAAGATGGAGTTACTGAAGAGGATAACTTCCAAGCTAGAAATATTGCTGGTAAGGTGGTTATGCTTATTAATCCGTTTGAATATTACGATATTATGGCAAGAGCAACTGTTCAAAATGCTTCTGGAACATTTATTACTGCTTTACCATTTAATCCAACGATTATTGAGTCAATTTTCGTTCCAACAGGAAAAGTAATTTTCTTTGTAGAGGGTGAATACTTAGCGATTACTGCTGGAAGTTTTGGAATTAGTCAATTTAAAGAAACTCTAGCTATGGAAGATGCAACATTATATATTACTAAAATGTATGCAAATGGTAAGCCAAAAGATAATTACGCAGCACAAGTATATAATTTAAATATTACACCACTAGCATAGGAGGATAAGTTATGGTTAAAGTAAAAATTTTAAGTTCTTTTGTAGATAAATATTCTGATGAAGTATATAAAGTAGGTGATACTGTAGATTTCCCTGCTGAAAGACTAAAAGAGATAAAACAAAATTTATCAGTTCATGATAGAGAATTTTTCGAAGAAGAAACGAAAGAAGTCAAAGCTGTTGAAAATGTTGAAGAAGAAAAAGTAGAAGTAACA